CATTAAAATCAATAGTTGGAAATGCAGTGTCATACGCAATACATCTCAAAACAGTTAGATCATTCTCTGACCATCCTGCTTTTTGAGACATTCTAATCAAAATCTCAAAAGCTGATAAAATAAATGGAGCTGCCATCTTCTTATCGAATTTACCATAATCTCCGGCAATAATTTTATTATCACCAAATTGAGTTAAGTAATGATATAAGTCACTCCATTCATTTGATTGTGCAACAATACCTGGCATCGCTTCAAATACAAAAGGATTATTTTGCATCAGTCTAATATGTGATAGATAGAATCTTCTAACTACCACAGACCATGCAAATTCACCTCCTGTAAAAACTCTTGTCTTACCAGCATTAATTTTCTTAAAAGATGTAGGTTCATCTTTTAAATGTCCACAAAATTGAGGATGGAAACGCTTTCCACTATCATAAGTGGCTTCAATCAAGCGAATTCGATCCTGTACTACATCATCTAATCCAATGATTTTATTATTATCATCAAACTTAATAAATGCAGTTTTAGGACATTTAAATGGTAAACCAGCACTAGTATGTGTATTTAAACGATCAACATACGTAACACCATCCACACCATTAAGAGCCACATCTTGAGTGTACACTTCAATTTGTGAAAAATCATTATTTAATTCTTCACAAATATCAGAAAAGAAAGCATCTTCACACTCTCGTAAAATTGAATTTTGGAAAGTATGCACTGGTTTGGTCATATCATGGATTGCCAAACTCCATGGTTTCCATGACATATCTGGTTTACCATAATCAGGTTTATAACCATCCTTGACAACTTCATCACGAATATACGTACTAGTAACACGTGATTTAGGTTGATATCTAAATCCTGAAAAGCTTCCCATTATATTTGCAGTACCTTGTTCCACAAATCTTAATGTACTTTTAGGATGAATATCAACCAAATTTCTCGGAAAACCTGGAGCGTCAATATATATTGTTCCACGCTCTACTTGTTGTGAAAATCTCTTTAAGACCTCCAATAACATAGTTTGTGAAACATGAATCATACTGACACCATGACTACCATTACCTGCAGCATGTATGCCCAAAATAACTGATGAGTTCCCTGCATTTGACAAGCAAGGAGCACCACAATTACCTTTAACAGTAGCCTCACCTACTTGCCCCCTATAAGCAGGCACCCCAAAAACAGGGCACATGCTCCGGACAACTGAAGCTACACTCTTATTAGAGCGAATGCCATTCTTATTAATAAGAAAGTACATACCTTTGGAAACGCCAGGTAATTGATCATTTAAGGGAAAATAATCAACCAAACGTGATCCTGGTGGTATGGCTCTTAATTCAATAAAAGCCAAATCATTATTTTCGGTTACAACAATATCTTGCTTTGATATTGTAATATTCCGAAGATTTCGAGAAACATTTGTAGTGACATCATCAAATATCACATCAACAGTTCCCGTCTCACCACGAATCGCATGTTTGTTAAACATCCATATTTGTCCATGAATATTTAACCCAATAGTTGCATTACATTTCTTCTCATTTTCCAACCATCTAAAAAGGAAACATGCAGTATTCTTCTCAATTTTACTACTAAGAATATCTCCTTGAGATGTTTTAGATTGGGAAGAAATATCCATGCCTGTAAGCTTAATTGGATCATGATAATAAAAAGTAGGCTTTTCTACTGTATTAACTTTAGGTACAACACCTTCTGAGGCCTGTTGTTTATATTTCTTTTTAGGAAATATTTTATCAAACAAAACCTTTGAAGAAAGTGCAGCACCAAGTACTCCAATGAAAATTGCCAACTTTTTAAGTGGATATGAACGCACGGAATTATTAATACGGTTCCCTGCCATACGGAATATATATCTGTATGCTTCATTTTCATTCGAAAATAAATATAAAGCTACTTTTATTTTCCATAAAGAACCATATTGCCATTGGAAATAATATGCAATACAAATCCAAATGTATTTACTCGCATATATTATACACAACAATATCAATGCACATGTCATATATTTAAATTTCATATAAAACAACAACATAAAAAGATAAGAACATGGATAAGTAAATGTTTTTAAAATCAAAATGAATTCGTTTTCATATGGTATTTCCACTAATGAGTGTCTAATAACACATGAGTAAAACCAAAATTTGAATAATGTGACATTACGCATAGATTCAATAGGAATCTCATCGATTTGCGGATTGTTTGTTTGATCGACAAACATTTCCACATTTCTAAATGGATCCTCATCATCTTGTTGCGCAAAACACACACAAGCTTTGGTTGTTCTACCACAATCTTTACAAATTGTGATGCCTGACATAACTTTATCAGCATCCATTGCTTTAGATTGTGATAATGCATGTGCCTTGGCAACTTCAATATACCAAGCCAACATGTCATTAATGTCACTAAATTCAGCTATAAGCTTATATCTAGTTTGTTGTGCATCAACATTCTTATCTGATGCAGGGACAGGTACATTAACTTTGAAATTCCAAATATTCATATATTCGCCTTCCTCTGTCTTAGGAATAAGAGTAGAATCGGCTAACATACCATATTTGGAATATTCAGGTTTAACTGTAGCTGTTAAAACATAACTGAAACGACGCGCTATAGCAAATGGACAAGCAAAATATGCATTCAAATTTAAATGCATTGTATTGGTTGTACCAATAAGTAATTCTGCACGAACAGGAGTCCTTCCCTTATCCTCCAACGCAGCTTGCGGGGGAGTGAATGGGACAGAATTTTTGACCTGAAGCATTTCAGCTAATGTGGGATCAACTTCGCCACCATTTGGGCGAAGAAACGCTATATCATCCATAACAACACACCATTGTGTAGAATCAAAGCCCGACCAATATTCATCAGTAGGACTTCTAGTATACATAAATTCAGGTGTTGTAGGAAGATCAAAATACTTACCATAGTGATAAAACAATATTTGTTTCAATTGAGATTTACAAATATTGGATGCACCATGAATAAGCATAGCAAAAGGATCCTTACGTGGTTTTTGAGCTTCTCGCTTTGTTAATTCATTACATTCAATCAATTGCATATCATTTAGCAATTTTTGAAGTAATAATTTTTCAGCTCGCTCTAGACCCGCAGTGAACTTAACGATACCTTTGCCTTTTTCAATGGCTTCTTTAAGATCGCTAAGATATGTAAATTTATTAATCCCATGAGGTTCTGGATTATTTAAGAAATGGGAATCACGAATAAGTTTCTGTGACTTAGCTACCCACTTCTCATAAGAAGAACCGCTATGGAATATAGTATGAATATCACCAGATTGGAAATATTCATAACCTCTTTCACAAACAAACAAAACTGTATCTAAAAGAAC